GGCTGATGGCGCGGATCAGCTTTGCCACGTCCTTTGGGCTGTAGCGGATCATTGGCCGTTCCTGGGCGCTGGGGCTGTGGCCGATGCGGCCGGTTGCTCCAGTGAGCGTGTAGATCCAGTCATGCACCAGCTGCGCGGATTCCCACGAGTAGCGATGCAGGTGCAGATGGCCGATCAATCCTCGTGATCGCTTCGACGGGAAGATGCGGCCGCGATCGGCCCACAGCGCACCGATGCCTTCAGCGCCGATCAATTCCAGCGCGCTGCTCGTGATTTGAAAGTTGCCCTCGGGGTACAGCAGCTTGTAGGCCGTCTCGAACCACTTGCTGCCCACGCGGATCCGCCAGTTCCCGGCTCCGGGCCTGGATTCTGGGTTGTAGCTGCCGACGAAGCTGGGCTCTGGCGCCTTCGGCATGAACTGCTTCAGGCGCTTCCACTGGTAGAGCGCGTACTCCTCGTGCTCGAACGGGTGGTGGATGATCAGGCTGTAGGAGTTCCCGGGCCGGCCGAGCAGCCCACGACCCAGGCAGTAGCCGATCACCAGGCGCGTCAGGGCCGCGGATTCTTCCCAGCTGAGCCTGGCAGGTGCGGGCATGGCTTGATGATGCTTTTTCCAATCTTAGACACAATGGGGGTTCATACTCTGACCTCAGTTCCGCATGGAAGACTTGCACTTCGGTGCAGGGCACCTCGACAAGGGAAGCCGGTTTCGGCAGCAGACTTCCGCAGCAATGCGCTGTCGGAGCTCGCGCTCTTGCGCAAGCGGAACGTGTCGTTTACTCATGGAGGTCCACACGTGTGGATTGATTCCGATAAATGGATTGTCGCCCGCATCGGTAACGGTGCGGTGAAAACCGGGTGAATTCGGGGAAACCCAAACGTTAAGTCGTGGGCAATCCCGAGCCAAGCCAGCAAAGCGTTGCTGGAAGGTGTAGAGACTACGCGGTGGAAGACGCTTCTTCCGTAATACGCGATCAGCGCCCGGCATCCCACTGGGATGAAGATATAGTCCGTGCTGCGCGAAAGCGTAGAATTTCACGTTTCCAAAGATCCTGGGTGCGGAACTCTATCGTCCGCATCCCAGTTACATCTCCGAGCTCGCAATCGAGCCAGTTGTTGTACACGATTATTCCAGAATGCCGGGTCAAACGGTACAACTGGACCGGTACAATTACTGGGGGAATCCTGGAACGAAAGAGTCCAGAGAGCGTACTCCGGATCAAACAATCGGCACGGCTTCCGGCCGCAACATCACCAAGCAAAAGGTCTTGGTGACGTTGAAGGAATACTCGGGGCCTGCAGATCCGAACGATCCGTCACAGCCGAGCACGTTCAAAGTTTCAAGGCAAAACCTCATGACCGCGCAGCGATTGCTGCTCGACACGGGTAACCTGGGCGTGTTTCATCAGTCGATCGGCAGCCTCACGCTGCTCGATGACTACCGACGCTGGCGCGATCGCGTCTTTCTCAACGAATTGTACAAGTGCTACGCACGCGGCAAGGCGGATGAGGAGCGCGGTGGCTACTACTTCCCCGGCAAGCTGAGCGAAGCTGAGCTCGCCGCTCCTGGATACAACGTGTCCACCGCCGGAACGGCTGATTCGGCGAAGTTCTCCGTCAAGGAGGACCTGCTGACGGTCGTCACCGACATGCGTACCCGGAACGTGCCCACGTTCCAGGATGGGTACTACCGGTGCATCTGCGATCCGAACGCAATGAAGCACCTCCGCCAGGACAGCGACTTTCGCGAGATCGCTCGCTACCCCGGCAACGGCATGATCAATCCGATGATGCCGATGATGCAGCCCAATGCCATCAACTACCTCGGCAATGGGCCTGCTTACGGTCAAGCCGGCTTTGTCGCCGGTGCGCCGACCATGCCTGAACAACCACGGGCCCTCGCGGCGTGAGTCGCGTTGCAAACGGGGTGAATTGCTGGAACGCCTCCACCAATTGGCGAATCAGCAGCCAAGCCGGATCACAGTCCGGAAGGTTCAACGACTAGGTCCCGAGTGGCAACACGGTAATGGACCCACGAGTGCCCCGCTACTTGCTATGCTTTTATTCGCGAGTAGGTGAGATAGTCTGACCACGCCGGATGGGAAACGGCGTGAACTGGAGGATAAAGAGCCTCCAGGGTAACACAGGTGAGTGGCTTCCTCTTCGAGGGCGTTCGCTGGTTCGAGTCCACCAACATCGCCTCGCACACCTACAACGTGGCGATCCAGGGTGCCAAGGGTTTCACTGGCAATACCGCCAAACAGAACCCTGCCGCACTGATGATGTTTTTTGGACCACAAAGTATCGGGATCGGCATCGGTGGCAATAACGCTCAAGTGGCCCTGAATTCAAATGACGATTTCTCAAGATTCGTGATTTTGATATGGCTACTCTACGCAGGTTGGGAGGTTTTGAATATGGATTTTGTGACAATCGCTCACAGTTTCCTATACTCCATCTGAGCCATTTGGCTGTTTCGTTCACATGATCCTCATCTCCCATGGCTGAGACTTACTCCAAGATCCTGCCGGGGAACTTTACGGTTCCCCTCAGCGCCTACGCGCTTCCCAACGCCGCCTTCACCGGACCCAAGGGCGATCCCAAGAATCGCCACCAGCAGGCCGTTCTGGTCATGCCGGGCATCCTCGCGGTGCACAAGGTCGGCGTCGCCCACATCACCGATGGCGGTGGCACCGATTTCGATGTCATCGTCCCTTCGCCTGACACCGAGCAGTCGCTTCACAAGGCGCGCGCCGACATCCAGGGCCTGTTCGTGCCGACCGGCGCGGTGCTGACCCGGGTTGGCCTGCGCATCACCGGTGCCTCCGAGCAGCCGGGCTACTACAGCTCCGGCCGACGCGGCGTCGATCCGGTCCTCGACAAGACGACCGGCCTCGCGCTGCCCGAGGACTCCGGCCTGGTCGGCACCGCCGGTGATGCACTGATCCTGGCCACCGCCGGCACCGCCACTGGCGCCGGGGCGATCACCGCCACCGCGGCGCACACCTCCGATACCACCTGCAAGCTCGGCACCGATGGCCGCATCTTCTCTCACGAGGAATCGGTCAACGCCAATCCGCTGCTCGGTGGTACCGCCACCGTCACCACGGCCGATCTCACCTTCAAACTGTTCAACACCGACGCGGCTGGCGGCCCCGGGACCGGCATCAAGTCCGACATCCTCGGTGGCGTCTACGTCATCGCGGAGGTCGTCTACCTGATCGCTGATCGCGTCGCCGGCATGGGCGATGGGATCAAGCTTTCGGGAGGAGAGTACAGTGGCTTCGGTGGCTGATCTGTCGTAGAGTTCACGGGTCTCCACTCGGCAACGGCGCTGAGTGCGGGAATCCGGGTGAACTATGGGTTACTGGGGGCCTCCGGGCCCCTTTTTCATGGCGGCTTGCATCGCGTACACTGAGCGTGCTATCACGCGCGCGCGATGACTCAGGTTTACCAGGATCGCCGCACCGGCAAGCGCGTTCGCATTGTCGGTGGCATGAGCGACAAGGAAGATTTTGTTCTCGTTACCACGGACGGCCAGGCTCCCTTCTACTGCCAGGTCGATCAATTGATGAAGATTGATGAAGCTGGGGTTCCCGATTTCGCCAGCGTCGCCAGGCCTCGCATTGAAGAGGTCGAGGAGAAGGCGCCGGACCCCGTGATTCCGATCCCCGAGACGCGGCTCAATCTCAACGTCGCCACGCCGGAGGAGATCAGCAAGCGCATCCCCGGCGTCGGGTATCGCATCGCCAAGCGCATCGTCGATGCACGCCTGGCATTGCCGGGTGAGCGGTTCACGACGCTGGATCAGGTGACCGCGGTCTCGAGCCGCGTCAACTGGGAAGAGGTGCAGCGCGCCAACCTGATGTTCATCGGTTGAAGCCATGCGACTAAGTGATTACGACATTGATCGTGCCGCTTTCCATTTGGGCATGAATCCTGGCTCAATGGTGCCCGCTGGTGATATGGCTCGTTTTTATGAAGCGGTTAATCGAATTGCGAGTACGCATTGGTATAATCGCGTGATTGGTCAGCTTGATCGTTGCGATCGAGCCTATGATGCGTCAGAAGTGTTGAGCGAGGTAGCCACCGAAGGGGCTATTGCACCAAGTCGTCAGCAACAAATCTGGGGAGACACGAATAGAACGATTAGCATTTCAGATCCATTAAGCGCCGATAATCAGTACTGGGAAATTTATTTGCGAGAGGGGGACAGGCTTGCTGAGACGCTGTATGTTGCCAATTATCGAAGGCCGGACGTACGCCGCTATGCGTTTGAACGTGCCGGCTCTGAATTTATTAATTGCATTCCGGGGCCCGCGGACACGAGTGTGGCCATGCGCGTGCTCTGTTCGATTGGTGGTCTAGGGATTCGCTGAGTACCCTGAGCGCAGATTGCGTGCACGTTGAATGGCTGGCTCTGCCATCGGGGATCCCTGGGTCAGTGAGATTTTGCGCAGGCAGGGCGCCACGCCCGGCAATCCAGCCAGCGCGCCACCGACCGAGCTCATGCAGGCCTTTGCCGGTGTTGGGAAAACACCGAAGCCCGACGCAGCGCCGCCGGGCAATCCCTACCCCCGGGGCCTGCTCGATGCCGTGCGCGGCGATGTCACTGCTGCTCTGGCCCAACCGGCGCCGACCGCTCCCGCCGCGCCACCGCCGGCCACCACCGCACCAGCCGAGGGGCTGACCGCTGCGATGCAGCCGACGGGCATCAGCCCCGTGGCGCCTGGCGTGAGCGCACCACCCGGGGTGGGCCAGCAGAGCTTCCCGGGCGCCTTCGAGCCGGCCGGCGCTTCGCCCGGGTCGGCCGAGCCGCCGAAGCCGGCGATGGCTCCTTCCGATGCGGCGCCGATCGATCGCCTCAAGAAGGCACTCGAGGGCCTGACGCGCGAGGAAGCCGGCGGCGGGTCGCTGTCCCGCGAGGACCAGATCAGCGCTGCCTGGAACAGCACCGATGATTCGATGGCCGCCACGCGCAAGGTGCGGGGCCTGCGCGATCAGTTCGCCAAGGAGGACGAGGCCAATGCCTCGGGCGGCCTGGCCGGCATCAACGCGCGCTTCGCCGAACCCACGTCGCCGAACGCTGATCCCCTGCCTTCGTTCACCGAGGCGGCACGCGAAGGCACGGGCCTCGATCCGACGAAGTTCAAGCTGACGCCGGAGATCGTCAATGGCTTCCTGCAGAGCGATACGTTCAAGAAGTCGCTGAACCGGGACTTCACCGGCGTCAACAGTGATGCCGTCAACCTGCAGCTGCGCGATGATCCGGATCTGAGCGAGCGGCTCAGCTCCTACGCGGCGCTGGGCCAGACGGCG